AGTTTTGTGAGCAAAACTCGTTAGACACAACGAACAATACCACCACGAATAATACTAACGTCAATACGAATACCAACACGAACACGAACACCAACACGACAACGACTACTAGCACAGCGACCAATACGAATGCCAATACCAATGCCAACACCAACGTTAATACGAACACAACGACAACGACAGCTACGAACACGAATGCCAATACCAACGTCAATAACAATACAAGCAATAACACTAACGTAAATACCAGCACCGCAACCAATACCACCACCGCAACCAACACGAACAACAATACAACGACTGCGAATAATACTAATGTAAATACTTCAACAGCCACTAATACCAATACGAATGTAAACACCAACACGAACAACAGCACAGTCAACAGCACCGTTAATTCAAATAATACGAGTACCAGCAGTAATACGAATACCAGTACCTCAGATAACACCAATACGAACACCAATACGAACAACAATACCAATACCAGTACCAGTACCTCAGATAATACGAATACCAATACCAATGTGAATCAATCCACATCCGACTCTAAGGTGGAAACAGACAATACCAATACGAATAACAACAACAGTGTCAGCGATAATACGAATCGGAATATTAACGAATCCAATACTACGCAAACGATCAAGCAAGAGATAACCAGTAAGGCTCCTCCTGCGTCTGCGATTGCTCCTTCAATCATGTCTTATTCACAAGACTTATGTACGACTGGAAGGTCAGGTGCTTTTCAAGGCCAGGTCTTTGGTATATCTGGCGGTAGAACCATAAGGGATGAGAACTGTGAAAGGTTAAAGCTGAGTAAATACATCTACGATATGGGCATGAAGGTCGCAGCAGTATCTATTCTTTGCCAAGACGAGAGAGTGTTTCAAGCGATGGAAATGGCAGGAACTCCCTGCCCATACATGGGCAAGATTGGCAAGGAAGCATCAGCAGGTTGGAAAGAAAATAGAACTGACAGACCTGATTACAAGATGAAAAGAAAACAGTTTATTAAAGCGTGTAAAGATACTAAGCATGTTCAAGGAGACTTAGATGGTCTTAGAAGAAGTAGGTGGGATTGCGTAAATGAATGGAATAGAAACGCCACGAACTAAATCTAAAGATAATGGATTGACTTGGTGTTTTGCAGCCAGTTTAATTCTAGCTGGTATTTTTGCGTTAGGTGTTAATCAACTTAAAGCTGACTACATTTATGAAGCCAACCAAGATTTATACGACTTGCAAACAAATTCAGCAGGGTCAACAGGATTAGGTTCAAATGATGATTCAGTTTCAGGAGCCTTTGATTTAGGCTTTACCTTTACCTTTTATGGTAATGACTTTACTCAAGCGAGAATGGCTACCAATGGTTGTTTGCATTTTAATTTGACAGGCAGTTATTGTGGGGATTACACACCTGATCCGTTGCCTCAATACACGAATACTTTATTTCCATTCTGGACTGACCTGATAAAAGACGGTGGTTCGGCTATGAGAGCCAAGGCTTTTGAGGACTACACTATTTTTGGTTGGTATAACATGAGGGAATACAATCGTGCTAATTCTGATAACAGTATAGAAGTATGGTTGTACCCCAACGACACTTATGAGTATCGTTATGGCGAACTGGATATTATTAGCCATGATGTTTTGATAGGGGAACAGGGAAGTACCTCACAGATTTATACCTACCATTTCTTTGACGAATGCAACACAGGAACTACTAATGTGTCTGGAACCTGTGTGAGTTACGACTGGAACTCCAGCAGTAATGCGGTGAATACTTTATTGGAAGACGGTGGTTCTTTGTATGGTGATGGCACCAATCAATCGCTGTGTGCAACAGTACCCCTAACTTCAGTCAACTGTTCTGGCTATGCGGCAGCTTATTTCACTCAACAATGTAATCTAAGTGCCTTATACGATGAAGATTGTACTGGTTATGCGGCAGCTTATTTAGCCCAACAATGCGGTTTAAGTGCGTTATATGATTCTAGTTGCACTGGTTACGCAGCAGCTTACCTAGCCCAACAATGTGGGTTGAATGATTTATATTCTTCCAGTTGTGAGGGTTACGCAGTAGCTTATCTAGCTCAACAATGTGGGTTAAATGATTTATACGACAGTACCTGTCCGAATTATGATGCGGCGTATCGTATTCAACAATGTGATGAAGATGCTCAGTATTCTCCGACTTGTAATGGCTATGTTCAAGATACAGTAGTTACTTATTATGTAGAGGATATAACTGATTACGGCTATGTAGAGGACACTTGGATTGACGATGATCCCTACGCAGATATGTATTTCACTGATGCAGAATGGTACGAGATAGACATTATGGAATTTGGTCAGGAACAGGTGGATGAGTGGTATGGTTCTGATGTGTCATTTGATGATGGGGGATATATTGTTTGGGATGATACTCCTTTGGAAACTTGGGATGACTTAGATCAACAAATGGATATTTACGATGAATTTGTAGAAACTTATGAATTTACCGAAGAAGTTTATCTAGTTTCCTATGATGAGTTTGAACCAACCCCTTTACCTTTTGATACGAGTGAGGAACTGCTAGAGGACTTTGTCTTTCACGAAACTGTTTTAGTAGAAGATTATGAGGACATAGAAACCTATATAGAATTTGAAACCATTGAAGAACTGGATGAATGGTATGAAGAAGAACTGGCACAAATAGAAGAAGAAGAAATCTTTGAAGAAGAATTAATAGTAGCAATCGAAGAAGAAATACTAGAAGAATTAGAAGAAGAAATATTTGAAGAAGAGGCGGTAGAAGAAATCTTTGAAGATATAGAAGAAGAAAGACTAGCTGAAGCTGAAGAAGAAATACTAGAAGAAAGAGAAGCTTTAGTGGCTGAAGAAGAGGAAGAAGAAAAGAAAGGGGGAATTACAGCAACGCAATTAAACGTAGTAGCTAGTACCATACAAGCAGCTTCTAATAGTGTAGCAGGAACTACCGCAGGAACTACAGTTCGTACAGGGGGTTGGGGAAGTAGTGCAAGTGGTACAGCAGGTGGAACAAGCGGTGGTTTTAGCGGAGGCAGTGGTGGTTCCGTTGTTACCAGCAGTGCAGGTAATACAACCACAACCGCAGTAGCCAGTTCAGCTTCTGGGGGTGGGTTTTCTACCAGCAGCTCTCCCAGCATCTCAGATCAAATACAAACTGCTCAAGTACAAACCAACACAGTATTAAGTTTGAATCAGGATATGGGTTCAACCAGTGGTATGGGTGGCAGTACCCAAACAGTTAGTAATGTATCAGTAGTAGTAACTCCTTTACCTGGATTAGACGCTACTCCACAAGTAGTGATGGCAGATGTACAAGTAACCAATATGCAAGGTGAAATAGATACCGCTATTGGAGGGGTGATGACGGCTAGTGAAGCAGACCAGATAGCCGATCAGATAATTGCTGATAATATTAAAGAACAACAAGAAGCAGGACAAACCACGCAAGAAGAAACAGGAAAGTATGGAGATGAATCCACTCTTATAGCTTATTTAGGTTATGTACCAGGTTTTGATGCTTACACAGAGGCCACCATTCCTCAAGCTGCAACTTGGTATGAATCTAAAGTTATTTACGGAGATAGCTACATATCGGATAATATAGAAGCATTTTATGGGTTAGCGAGAACAAGCATCAATACCATGCAGAGTTTAATTAATCAACAACCGAATTTATAGGAGAAGAATATGGAATGGTTTAAATCAAAAGGTGGGCAAATAATCGCTTTAGCAACTATTGTAAGCACATTAGCAGGATTCGGTTACGCAGGAGCGGGGTACGTTAATAGACTAGAAAACCTAGAGAAGAAGATAGGGGGTCTAGGCGAAACCGAAGATGCACAACAAGCCATAGAAGAACGGTTTACTGGCATAGAGACTTCAGTAGAATACCTAGAAAAGCAAATAGATAATATAGAGATCCCTGATAACAGTGATGACATCAGTTCTTTAAAGGTACAATTATCCGGTCTATCCATCTCAGTTAAAGAGCTAGAAAAAGATGTAGGGAAACTGGAAGAAGGCAACAAAAACCCATTAGCTAATTAGCTATGAAACTTGCCATAATCTTGGGTGGCTTATTGCTAATGACAATAGCAGGTTCAGCTTGGTATATAGATAGACTCCAAGATAATATAGGTACATTAAAAGGCAACCAACTGATCTTGGAAACGAAGATTCAAGAACAAAACGCAGCAATAGAAACTGCTTTAAACAATCAAAAAAAAGCACAATCTCTCATGGCTTCTTTAGAAAAAGACAAACAAGAAGCGATGCGTGATGTGAATAAATTAAGAAAAACATTTGCAGCTCACGACCTTGATGAGTTGACTTTAGCGAAACCAGATCTGATGCAAGGCAAAATAAATAGAGCATCTAAACGAGTATTAGAAAATTTAGAAAAATTAACCGATCCAGACCAGTTTGATAAGGAGCCTGAAGAACCAGCAGGTAAGGTTAAAAAAAAAGATGGCGAAATCGTAAAGTAAATGAAAGCAACTAGAATCATATTCGTATCTTTAATTCTTGTAACTCTAGGTGCCTGTTCTATGATGGGAGAAAGGGTTAAGCCAGTCTCTGTAACCACAATCGCTAAACAACAACCTATGTACCATCCGCCATTGCCTATGGAAGTGCAGATGGATCCCGTGGATTGGGAGATATTAACCCCCGATAAGATGCAGCTCTATCTGGATAATTTAAAGAAAGGCGAAGCTCCCAGGAGAGCCTTTTATTCCTTATCCAGTAAAGAATATGAACATCTCAGTATGGACATCGCCGACATCACACGCTACATAAAAGAAGTATTGGGTATCATTAAATTTTACCGCGATTACGATACCGATGATGATGAAGATGACGAAAGGTAGTAATATGATTATACTAAGGCAAAGACTGGAGATATAGATGGCTGGCATACGCGATTTTTTTAAAAATAAGGTTGGCGGTGGAATCAAGGATTTCCTGAATAAGCCTGTAGGAGAATCAGTTGACATAGATGGTGTTCAATATGAAATTCCGGTGGGTAAAACAGCTGAACAAGTTAAGAAAGAAATAGCAAGCGGAGACTTAGATCCTTCTAAACTTATAAAAGCGCAGACCCGAGGACAAAAAATACAAGAAGGTTTAGAAGATTATGGTTCAGTAGAGAACGGTCAGATAGGCATGTCTTCTCCCCTTACACCTGCTCAATTAGGACAACCAGTGCTGGGAGGGTTTCAACCCCTGTTGGCACAAGGCGGTTTAGCCAGCTTCCAATACGGTTCTAATCAGTACGGTGTCACTGGTTCAGGCGGGGGATCGCGTTACGGACCACGTGAATCCGTTACTATTCCTTCTAAAGTGAGTGGCCAATCAGAAGTATATCGTTACATTCCCAGTGAAGTAGAGCGGCTTTATACACAACAGGCAGCTGATCGCGCTGGAATCATGGGCTTGGGTGCGCCGTCCGGCAGCGTATTGACGGCAGCCGATCCACTCTCAATCGAATGGAACATGGCACCTCAACAGATGACGGGCATGGAATACGCTAATGTTCCCACTGACTATGGTTACGAAGATACTTACTCTGGGTACCGAGGAGGAGGTCGAGGTGGAGGCGGTGGCTTAATGGAATTATTTGCTTCTTTCATGCAGGATCGTCCTAGCCGTGAAGGCAGGCGTCGCCAAAGAAAAGAGGAAAAACAAGCCACTAAAGACGATGACCAACGCCGTCAACTCCTACAGATGATAGGCAGTATTTACGGCGCTCCACAAGACGTTCCCGCAACTCCTGTTATCTCTATACCCGATTACGGGGATTATGAGGATGAGTACCGAGGGGGCTATGATCCACGAGAAGATTTTGATTTCTGGCCTGATGAATATGAACGCGCGGGCGGTTCAGCTCCAAGCGGAGAGACCGCTTATCCACGCATGAACGGTGCTATCGCTGGACCGGGTTCGGAAACTTCCGATGATATTCCAGCTATGCTCAGTGACGGAGAATTTGTGACCAACGCCGAAGCCTTACGGGGTATTGGCTTATTGGCAGGTGCTAACAAACAAGACAAAGAAGAACAGCGCATGATGGGAGCAAGAAAAATGTACGAGCAACAGCGTGAAGCCCAGAAATTTGCAGAGGATCTACTCAAATAATGGAAATACAGATAGAACAATTGGAACCCAATCAAAAGAATGGACAAGACTTGTATGATTTCCTCGTACTCAACTTCTATCCAGAAGTGAGTTTAACGGGAGAAACGGAATTGCCTCTGGATATAAGAGGTGTGTCGGAGGAAATCAACCATCACTTATTCAAAGGCAAGGTATTCGTAGCCAAAGAAAATGATACCATTGTGGGTTCGATTGGAGTCTGTCCCGATAAATTGTTTTGGACCTCGGAAATGGTCATGACCGATTGTTTTTTCTTCGTTCACAAGGATTACCGGGGAGGTTTAATCGCCACAGAATTACTCAGGGAAGCGGAAGATTATGCTGAAGAGCAGGAAATTCCGCTTATGATACAAATAGGCAACGCTAATAGCGGTGAAAGAGCGCATGCTTTTTTCAAGAAACACGGTTATGATTTCATAGGCGGTTGCTACATTAAAGGAAGTTTTAACGATGGGATTTCTACGATCAAAAACTAAAGAAGGGCCAGCACCAGAACCCTATAATCTGCCACAGACGGGCTACCAATTCGCGTCTCCAGTGGTGGAGGACATAGGCAGAAGGATGCTCAGTTCTTATTTCGGCGCACCAGGCTACTACGAAGGGATGATTAGTCGTCCCACGCCTGTGCCAATTGAACAAACCGCTGGTTTAACTCCGCTGCAAATGCAGGCCCGTGGATTGTCACAAAGACTAGGTGGCTTTGGCGGTCAGTTAAGCGAAGCTCAAGACTTATACCGACAACAGGCACAAGCCGCTCAACGCGGACTCGGCGCCCTGGAAGGGGGTCTCGGCGACGTGGCCTCTGGTCAAGAAGCTCTCACCGGAGCGCTTGGCGGTTATCAGGAAGCACGCCAACAGGCCATGCAAGCGCCTGGAATGGCACAACCCTATTTTGGAGAAGCGCAACGTTATTTACAGGAAAGTGTAGGAGGGTTTGATCCGAGCAGTGGTATTGGCGCCTACATGGATCCCTACGAAGACGTGGTGGTGCAACAAACTATTAGAGACATTACCGAACGCGGACAGTTAGGCGATATAGGTCGCCGTGCGCAGGCGGTAGGATCGGGTGCTTTTGGCGGTGCCAGATCACGCTTACAAGAAGAAGAATCACAACGCGCATTAGGCCGTGGACTGGGTGAAGCCGTTGGTGGCTTGCGTAGCCGTGGTTATGAGGGCGCAAGACAGGCGGCGATGGGTGAATATGGGCGACGTTCGGGCGCATTACAAGCAGGCGCTCAAGGCGTTGCTGGACTCGGCAGTCAACAAGCTGGATTGCAAAGCGGGATGGCAGGACAACTTGCCAACATCGCTCAAGGATTTGGTGGCATTGGCGCACAACGTTTCCAAGGCGCGCAAACTGCGGGCGGTCTCGGTCAGGGCTTCGGTCAGTTGGGTGGTGGCATCGGTACCGCTGGAGCTGGCATAGCTGGACTGGGCGGTCAAGGTTTCGGTCAACTGCAAAATCAAATTAATTTAATGAATCAACTCGGTCAGCAAGGTCAAGCCACGCAACAAGCGGGATTGACTAGACAATATCAAGCCGCACAACAAATGGCACAAGAACCATTCATGAGAATGCAACGCGGACTCGGTATGTTGCAAGGTGTCAGTCCAATGATGGGCGCTTACACGGGCGGTACGGGTTCACAACTCGGCACTACGCCCACGTATCAGCAGCCGAGTACCTTTCAAAATGTATTGGGTGCAGCTTCTACTATTGCTGGTATGTGGCCATCAGATATGTTACTCAAGGATAACGTACGTCGCATTGGTCAAACCGATGGCGGCGCTAATGTTTTTGCTTGGGAATGGAATGATACGGCTAAGAGGTTGGGCATTGAAAAGCAGCCCAGTTTCGGGGTGATTGCCCAAGACTTAGTACAGACTCATCCTGATGCGGTAGCGCACACAGATGAGGGCTACCTGGTCGTTGACTACAGGAAAATATCATGAGTGGAATCATGAGTGGTGTTAAGCCGATTAAGATGGCCAACGGTGGTCTGGTGCCTTCGGGTGGTTTGCCTTACGGCAGTCCCCACGGTGCGTTGGGTGGTTATGGCGGTATGGGTCTAGGCACTGGCTCTGGTTACGCAGAAGGCGGCGATGTTGATTATAAGGAATTAGCTAAAGGTATTGGCAGTTTTGCAGGTGAAATGTTGGATCCCAGAGATCCAATAAATGCTCTGCTTTATGCCTTATGGTTATTCCCACCCGCCGGGGCTGCGGCTACCGCGGGTAAATTAGCGTACGCAGGTGGTAAAGGGATCAAGGCCGCTAGATCTGCGAAAAAAGCCAAGCGTTTGAGCAAAGTTGCTCCAAAACTCACGGGTACAACAGCCTACGACTTAGGCCATAAAGCAGGAGTGGGAGGAATATCAGCGCTATTGGGTAAAGAGTTGGTTGAAGCAGCTCCTGATTTGTATGAATTAGCAGAAACGGCAGTGACGGATCCAGATATAATAATGGAAATAATTAAAGAATCAGTCCCCAGAAAAGCAGAAGGGGGATTGTTGGAAGCACCCGTGCTATATGCTGCGGGAGGTAAAGCGCTTAAAAAGAAAGCAAAGACAGCAGCTCAAAAAGTTAAAGAAAAAAAGAAAAAAGCCGACGCAGATAAAAAGAAAAAAGCCGACGCGGAAAAACAGAAAAAAGCCGACGAGAAAGCCGAGAAAGATAGAGATAAAGCCGAGAAGAAACGAGCTGAAGAACAGAAAAAAGCAGAAGAAAAAATTAGAAAGGAAGAGGAAATTGCCCTAGCCAATCGCAGTCGTTGGCAGAAATACCAAGATTGGCGTAAAGGGTTACCGTTTGTTCCAAAACATTTATTACCTGGCTCTGGTCTGAGTTGGTTGACATATCCAGGGGCAGCAGGAGCGTATACTTATAGTCAACTAGGTAAATCCGCTGAAAGAAGGAAAGCAGAAGAAAAAAGAAAACTATTATTGGAACAAATAGAGACTGCTCAAACTAAAGCCACTGATGTTGACGCGCAAGCTGAACGAGAAGCTACAACCGCCGAGAAGCGCAGACGCAATCGTGCGTTGATCGCAGCGGGACGGGAGATGACGAAATACACAGAAGGACACGTTCCTTATAATTGGTTGAGTGATGCGGCTACTGCCTATAGCGATACAATGGCAGGTAAAGACCAACCCGAGGTTATTCAAACCGCTTACGCGATGATGGCAGAGAATCCTGAATTAGAATTTGAAGATGCGTTACGTTCGATACTCTCGCGGGGTGCCGTCGCAGCAACAGATCCAGAGTTAGCAGAAATACAAATGATGCAAAGCATACCTGGTCTTGAAGATACGGCAGAGTTCCTATTGCAACAATATTATTTGACCAGACTTTCACCCGAAGCATTATCAAGAGTAGAATCAGCTGCAACGGAAATAGAATAAATTGATGTGGCTATTCCAATTTTATTACCCAATGGCGAATTAGTAAAAGTCAAAACGGATGATCGTCGTGAGGCCTACGCCAAAGCGATGGATTACTACCAGAAAACTCAACAAGCCGAAAGTTCATTCGGCGAAGTATTCAGAGGCATTGCACAAGGAGGCATCGGTGCTTTAGAAGGGGTTACTGGATTTGGTGCTGCGCTCACTGACTTAACCTTCGGTACCGATTATATCGATCACGTCGAAGATTTCTTTGAGCCTATCTATGACGCCACCGGCGCTAAAGTGTCATCACCTGCGGGCCAAATATCACGCTTCATTACTCAATTTGGACTGGGTGCCAAAGGCGCGGGCATGATCCGTAATAAAATTGCTGGTCAAACTGTTAAAGCCAGGCGCACCCCTTTCACTCAGCCCAGCCCTAAAGGTATGGATAGTACCAAAGAGTATCTCAAGAACATGAAGAACAATGTCATTCCTTTTGTCGGTGGAGACATTGCGGTTGCCACCATGGACATTCCCACCTTCGGCGTGTGGGATGAATTGGATGAGTATTTTTTTGACGCCGACCCCAATGAAGAACACGAAGAAAAAGAATTAACCCGACGCGAGGAAGCTGCCAAGCTCTTATCCCATAAACTCAAGACCGGCGCGGAAGCTGCTGTGTTTCTCTTAGCAGCTCCTGCCGTTATTAAAGGTGGTACTGCCGTCATCGGCGAAGGCATTGACGCCATGGGCCGAACCAGAGCAGCAGGTAGAGTCGGAGAAGCCATGGCCAAGTCTAAAAAAAAGGTTGTGGATTATCTAAACCAAGGAGAGTACGACGCCGAGAATTGGAATTGGCTGCATAAATTAACTAAAGAGTTTCGTTATCGAGGTGAGATGCCCACCGATGTGGCAGCGGATTTAGGCGCTGCCAAACAAGCGCAACTTACGGACATCATGTCCACCCTGGAAGTGGAGATGTCAGAACTGGCACGTGGCATGGCTCACTTAGGAGAAGGTGGCAGAGTTACAGACTCTGATTTAAGGCGTATCAATAACCTAATGCGTGACCGTCTCTACGGTTCTGACGCAGTACAAGATTTAGCGGCGAAAGAATTAAAACAAATTGATGAAAGATACCTGGCGCGATTGGGTAAATTAAAATACACCGAGGACGGTAAGATAATCGAACTTCCTAAAGTTAGTTTGCTAGAGTCAAGTGATAGAGCCAGAGAGTTGATCGATACATTGAGTACCGAACTAAAGGGTTATGAGAGCTTCTTACCCAAAAATTTTATTGACGCCATTGACACCAATATAGGCCACTACGGTTATCGCGCTTACAAAGCTCACCGTTTCGGTAACAAATACAAACCCAAGCCCGAAGAAACAGAAGCAGCTTTGGCTGAACTTTTAGACAATAACATAGCTAAAAGCCGAGAAGAAGGCATTGAAATTTTGAACAAGTTAGTGCAGAAAGGACAAAGCAGTGACGCTTTCATGGTGCCTGAATTTGCATTGGAGGGCGTCAGGATAGGATTATTAAAAGGTCGAAAGCTAGACGACTTGCCTTTCGTGCGTAAATACATGGGGGAAATTACAGGTAAAGATAGTTTTGAAGACCTCTTAATTAAGACGCGCGAGACCGTCAACAACCTAGCCAATACGGTGTCCAGCTACAAATACTTTAATGACATCACTAGGCTTAATCGTGGTCGTGTGGCTGGAGATCCCAATAAATTTCTCTACACGAAAGAAGAGTTATCTAAGTTATCCCAAGATTTAACTGATGAGTTTTCTTTAAACATTGCCGGACGTAATACTTCCATGATTCCCAATGATCCTCAAAAATACGGCGACATAGCGGGAATGTACACCACCAAACCCATCCACGATTCCATCCTGGGCATCACTAATAACTGGACTGATGCGCCGTTGGGGTGGCGTTGGTATGGCTATTTCCTTATGGGCAAAGGTTTAACGCAAATGGGTAAAACCGTGTATAGCCCGGTTACGCAGATGCGTAATGTCACCAGTGCGGCTGCCTTTCCCCTGTTGAATGGAAACGTCGGTAGTTTTCGTACCCTTGAAGATTCCATGATGACGGTGTTCGATGCGCTCAATCGTCAAAACAAAGGACGCATGGGAGCATACTACGCCGATGCGCAAAGACACGGAGTGGTTAATACGGGCGCACGTTTATCGGAAATTGACGGAGTGATTGACGACGCCAGTAAAGCATTGGGTGCCGAGGCCGGAGAGTTCGCGGGCAAAGGATTAGACTGGGTAAGACGCCGCCGAAATGATTTTGCCGCGCGTACCTATCAAGGCGGTGATGACGTGTGGAAAGTCTACAGCTGGGAAATGGAACAAGGGCGTTTGATGAATGCCCTAAAGAAATCTCCCGATACAATAATCGATGGTCCCTTATTTCAGCGCGGACTGTTGGGCGGTCCCGACCCCGACTTAGCCAAATATTTAGGACAACGCTGGGGTGATATTCCCCTAGCCGAGCAAGCTAAAATTGTACGTAGCGTATCGGCGGACGTGGTAAAAAATACGGTGCCTAATTACAATCGCGTACCCCAGTTCATCAAACGTTTGCGGGCTGCGCCATTAGGAAACTTTGTTGCTTTTCCAGCAGAAATCGTAAGGACTACCACCAATTCGCTGAGTCGAGCCATCGATGAGCTGGCGAGTGGTCTTCCTGAATTACAAGCCATCGGCATGCGTCGCTTAATGGGAGGTATGGCAGTCTCCTATTTAGTACCGAAAGGAGTTAAAGAGTTTGCTAAATACATGACCGGGGCAGACGATGAACAAATAGATGCCTACAAGCGTAGTTTCGCGGCACCGTGGGAACGTAATGCTGATTTAGTCCCCATCGCTACCGATAAACAAGGCAACATCACTGAGTTCTATAACTTTACTTACACGAATCCTTACGAATATCTGCGCAGACCTTTCAACGCGGTGTTTAATGCTTTTAATAATGGCGTTACCAGTGGCGAAGAACTATCCACCATTGCTATGAACTCCATCTTTAATACTCAAGGCACGGGCGCACTTAATGAATTGCTTAATCCATTCTTCGATGAGTCGATTTTGACCGCAGCTGTCGTTGACCTGGCACGTAATCAAACCGTGTACGGTCGTAAGGTTTATAACGACGCTGATCCACTGGGATTAAAGACCACTAAATCAATGGCCCATATTTTCAATACGTTGAGTCCTAACTTCTCACCCGTGCGTTTAAAAGGCACAGCTGCTGATCCGTTTTATGTGACTACTGATCTGAAAGATTTTCCCCGCTCGGTCATGTCCGGAGCTGGCTTGTTAGCCCCCGACCGTTCGCTCAGTAAAAGCGGAGAAGAGTTGGATCCTTATACTGAAATAGGTCAAGCGTTGACGGGTTTTAAAGTAATGAAGCCTGCGGTAGAACGCACCATCCTTTACCGTGGCTTTGAAGCCAATGATGAAGTACGTCAAGCCGCTTCTATTTTTAACCAGGCCGTGCGTAATCCCAACGTGGTAGATCCCGAAGGTGTAGCCAAAGCCTACGTGGCGTCTAATGAAGGACGCTTTCGAGCTTTGAGAGATCTGGCCATGGCTATTGAAGACGCCAGAACATTGGGAATCTCAGACCCAGTGATTCGCCGTCAGTTAAAGAAGGCCAAGGTAACGCACGTGGATGACATCATGGCGGGTCGATTCATCCCTTATTTTCCTTCGGAAGAAACGTTGGCCTACATGCAAGCCAACACCGAGAGTCACCGCGCTACCATGTTCCCAGAAGCACAGATACGTCAAGAGTTTATTCAAAGTGCCAGGGAACCTATATTGCCGCGTGAAACCATTACGCGTCCTTATTATCAGCCTCCGCCCGAACCTTACAAACCGCCAGCGCCGTATCGTGCGCAAACGCAAGCACCGCAAAGCGCGGCAGCTATTGCTCTGCGTCAGAAGGAGTTAGAGAAGTTAATGGGTTTGGATTAAATTTTTTCCCCGTCAATTGCGGTTCTATGATCTCTACCACGTCGCTTGCCCAGGCTTGCAGGTCCTCATAGGGAATACCCCCATTGGCCGCCACGGTGACGATTTCATAGAGTTTGTCCGCATAAGGACTGAGAATTTTCAGCCGGTCGCTTTTATTCATACATTCATTCATGCAGTTAGGTCCCCGTAGATTGCACATTTGTAATGGAGCCGTCAACTGCATCCCTAACCGATTTTACTTTAGTTAGCAACTCTTTATTAAAATCCGCCTTGGATAGCTCACGCAAATCGGCACTGCTGTAATGGTCGCCGGAGCTGTGGGAAGCGGCGTCGTCGGTGTTAATTAATGTCTGTTCGTCCTTCTTATAGAGAACGCGGTCCGCTTCCACCTTGAGAACGGGCAACGGCATCAGGTGTGGAATCCACTGGTGTTGGCCACAGCCTTCGCGCTGGTCGTCCACGGTCAGCTCCTTCTCCTTACGCAGACAATGCCAGGGCGCGTCTTTGCCATTGAGAACGGGTTTACTGAAGCGACAGTTGCGGCAATTAATATCGGGTGGCAGTTCGCGACCGAGGTAAACGCGCTGCTGCTGTGGCGTCATGTAGGACTTGATGCGGTAATCCGTAGGCGGATAGAGCAGATCGGGTGGGCGTTGACTGTTCAACAGATACTTGGCCTTGTTTTTCATTTCGCTGAATACTTCGGGTTGTTCTTCGATGATCTCGGTGTAGAGGGCGGAAGTGTTCTTGTTGCATACCACCACTAAGGTGTAAGGCGTCTTAAACATACTCATGTAACAGTCGATCTGGACGGAGTATTCTTTGGACCAGCCACGATAGGTTCCACGTGAAACCAGATCCTTGAAGCGCTTGTCGTTGGCCGATTTAACTTCCAGAATCATGCGTTGGTTAGGTCGATCGGTCATTACTCCGCGCACGATGCCGTCGATGGACCCCGCAAAGTGTCCGCCTAATGTAGAACGGGCAAAGGGTTTGCCGTTTTTATCGTTGGCGTGAATCTCAATGCCTTTTACCTTGCCGAGATTTTCCGCAATCTGATCCTCGATGTGATTGCCCAGGTCAAACAGGCGTAGGATACGTCCGCCTAATCCCGCGGGAAAACACCAACGGAATTGCAGCCACAGCTTACGCTCGTCTTCGCTGCCGATCTGGCTGAAGCCGAGGTGGGCGCGGTAAGGTTCGTTTTCGTTGACCAGTGCCTGGTCCAGTGATTCGATTAAGTTCATAGATCTATCCTCCTGTTGTCGAT